TTGCCCGTGTGCCCCAGCCAGGTTCCTTCCCGCACGTCCCGGACAAAAGCACGCATCTGGTCCAGAACGCGACGCACTTCGGGCATCACGTCCTGGCCGTCCAAGAGCACGGGACGATCGCCGCGATTGCGCAAGGCCACGTGCAGCACGGCCCGCTGCTCGGTGAAATTGATCCGCTGCGCCCCGAACATCTTGTCCCGCCACTGCTCCACTTCCGCCTCCCGGGCCAGATCCAGGAGCAGGTTCATGCTTTGCGAGTCAATGATGTTTTTGGAAAAATCCACCAGGATCTCATTGGCACTGAGTGAAAACCGCGTAAAACGGTCCGGGTCTTGCGCGAACAAATCGCGCATGCACGCTTGCGACATGTGTCCGGCATGTTCCTCAAGAGCCTTCCAGGCGGTTGTATCCGTCAATTTTTTCATCAGTCCTCCAGGGTTGAAAAAATGTGTGTCAATGCCGTCATCTCCCTTGACCACGTCGCGGTTTGGAAGTAGACACCGTCTCTTCCAATTCGTTGGGGGCGTGGCTCAGCTGGGAGAGCGCTGCCTTCGCAAGGCAGAGGTCGGGGGTTCGAATCCCCCCGTCTCCACCAATTAACCGCTTCATGCGGTTTTTTTGGTGCTTGTGAAACCAAAAAAGTGAATAATTCCAAACCCGCACGATTTGCTTATCCGTGTTACTGCTCCTTGATACCTCTTGAAACCTCTTGACACTGGTATACTTTTCAGTACATCTTTCTTTCCACGGGCTGACGGCTGAAAAAAATATACCTGACAATCCAATGGGAGGTACTGGCATGGCACTGACAGTGGATAAGATTCAAGGATTTGTTCCTGCTGAAAAGGCTTACATGAAGGCGGACGGAAACGGTCTATTTCTGCAAGTGACTCCTGCTGGTGGGCGGCTCTGGCGGTATAAATTCACCTTCAACGGAAAGTCCCAGGTGCTCGCCCTGGGGAAATATCCAGACGTTGGATTGAATGCTGCGCGGAAGCTGAGAAAACAGGCCGAGGCCAAAGTTCTTGACGGCATCAACCCTGCTCTGGAGCGCAAGCAGCGCAAGGTGGAGGTGAAGACCGAGCAGGCAGTCATGGAGAACACCTTTGAAAAGGTTGCTCTGGAATGGTGGCACAAGCGCAAGGCCAAGTGGTCAGATGATCATGCTGCACTGGTCTGGCGGCGGCTGGAGCTGAATGCCTTCCCGTGGATAGGGAAAACACCTATTGCCCAGCTTGAACCGCCGGACCTCCTGCAACAGATTCGCCGGATCGAGGAACGCGGCGCCCTTGAAACGGCACATCGAGTATTGCAGATTTTGGGGCAAATTTTCAGGTACGCGGTTGCTGCTAACCACTGCAAGCGCAACCAAGCAGCTGATTTGAGCGATGCACTCTCCACGCCCCCAAAGCGCCATTTCCCGGCCATTACCGAGGACAAGGGTATCAAGGCCTTGCTCCTGGCCATTGATGAATACAAGGGCAGTTTTGTGACCAAGTGCGGTCTGCTGTTTTCCGCGTATACTTTTCAGCGCCCAGGTGAAATCCGGCATGCTGAGTGGTCCGAAATCGACTTTGAGAATGCAGTCTGGAATATCCCGGCTGGGAAGATGAAGAAGAAGCGCCCTCACAATGTCTTATTGTCAAAACAGGCCATTGCAGTGCTGATGGACCTGCATCCCCTCACTGGCCACGGCAAGTATATTTTTCCCTCTGAGCGAAGCGACGACAGGCCCATGTCCGAAAACACTGTCAATGCGGCATTGCGGCGGCTGGGGTATTCCAAGGAGGAAATGGTAGCACACGGATTCCGTACGATAGCATCAACCAAGTTGCATGAGTCCGGCCTGTTTGAATCCCTCATAATTGAAGTGGCCCTCGCCCACGTTGATAAAAATACGGTTCGTGATGCTTACAATCGTGCAGAATATCAAGTTGCTCGCCGGAAAATGATGCAGTGGTACGCGGACTTCCTGGACAGTGTTAAGGACTCCGGGAAGGTGATACCGTTCGCCAAGGTATCACAAGGTTGACATTTTTCCAAAGTTGTGAGATACTGCAATTAGCACTCCCGGTAAAGGTAGTCTTTACCGGGAGTCATCAACCCGCTGTTTCTGTTTGGTCAAGAAACTGCAAAACTGCAAAACTGCAAACCGATAAACTGCCAAACTGCAAAACTGCCAAACTGCAAACCGATAAACTGCAAAACTGCAAACCGATAAACTGCCAAACTGCAAAACTGCCAAACTGCCAAACTGCCAAACTGCCAAACTGCCAAACTGACAAACCGAAGGACCAACAGGAATAGCTCTACTCCCGCGAAGCGGGAAGGGAGTTATTTCAATGCAAGAGCGTCTGTTACGCCCACGGCAAGTTCAAGAACTACTTTCAATCTCCAAGGCCACCTTGTGGCGTATGGTCCGCCTGGGCAAACTGCCCAAGCCCCAAAAGCTGACTGAGCGCTGTTCCGTCTGGCGTGAAAGCGTCATCACCAAGGCCGTGAACGACCTTCTGGGTTCAAACTAGGAGGTGGCCGGCCATGATGACCCAAACGCAAAGAAGCCCTGTTCCGGACCGGGAACAAGGCTTCGAAAAAGAGAACGACTACGGGCAAACAGCGAATGAAGTATGGCAGAAAAAGGACATTCTGTCAAGTTTCAAGCGCTATTGGAAGGTTGAGCAAGACAAGTCCACATGGTTTCCGATTGATGACAGCCCCAAGGTGGAGAAACTGGCCAAGGACAAGGGGGCCATGTTCCTCACCACCTTGGCCACCACAAGCCCAGACGTTGACGGAATACGTCGGGGTGACTTCCACTTCGATCTAGACAGCACAGACCCGGCAAAGGCCATTGAAGAGGCTAGGAAAATCATCGTCTTCCTGGACATGGCCATGGGCGTGAAGGTCTCTCAAGTCCACGTCCACCTCTCCGGGGGGAAGGGCGTGCATGGGCGCATCGCCGCCGAAATCATCGGGGCCGTTCCTGGCCCGTTTCTCCATCTCGAATACAAAGCACTCGCAGCAAGAATCACAGTTGAGTTGGACCTAGAGACCATTGACATGAGTCTCTATGCCGGGGGCATGGGTAAGATGCTCCGTATCCCCAACGTAAAGCGCAGCAACGGCCATTACAAGGTTCCGGTGACGGTCAAGGAACTGATGGACATGGATAACCAGACATTGCTGGACATGACCAAACAGCCCAGAGAATTGGACTGGGATGAAGAGCCGGACCTGCCCACCTTGGCGGACGGACTCAGTGAGCTTTACCAGGAGTGCCGGGAACAGGTCGCACAAGAGGCCACAAGGCCCGAGACACCGCCTCTAGACGAGGATACCATTGCACTACTCAAGGCGGACATGCCGGATTGCATCAAGGCCATATTGGCCTTGAGGGGGAAGACGCCTGGGGGCAACTTCCATCAATATGTTTTCAACCTCGGCACCTACTTCGACGCCGCTGGTATTGACCCGGTGTCCGCCTGGGACATTGCTCAAGAGTTCGTCGAAGGATACCAAAGCAACACCTACAAAACGCCCAAGGCCCGAGCGGACCATTTCAAGTACATGGCCCGCTATCTCCAAGGTAATGAAAAATACACTTTCGGTTGCTCATACATCAAAGGGCTGAAGTTGCCGGGGAACCTGTTCGAGTGCGGAGGTTGTCTCTTGCATAAGCCCAAGGAGTTGGAGTTTGAGGAAGTGACCGAAGCCACCAAAGAGGCCGAGCCGGAAGCGAAGAAGGCCGAGCCGGTAGACTTTGCTTTGCTCAAGTACTCACTCAAAGGGAGGGCCGAACAGATGAAAATTGACATGCAATTCGCCCAAGAGGTTCTGAAAGGGCTTGCCCTGCTATCACAAGCGACTGTGTTCTACTCCAAGCACAATGCCGGGAAAACTTTGATTGTATTGTGGTTGCTCATTGAAGCAATCAAGCGCGGAGACGTCAACCCCGAGGACGTTTTCTATATCAACGCTGATGACGACTACAAAGGGCTTGTGGTCAAACTTGAGTACGCCGAGAAATATGGTTTCCACATGCTGGCACCTGGGCACCTGGACTTTAAGGCGGTTGACCTTGTGCGGATTCTGGCATTGATGGTTACCCGGAAACAGTGCATGGGCAAAATCCTCATCCTGGATACGCTGAAGAAATTCACCGATCTGATGAACAAGACGAAGTCGTCGGAGTTCAATACCATTGTACGCAGCTTTGTTGCCCAAGGTGGTACGCTGATCGGCCTTGCCCACGTCAACAAGCACAGAGGCCCAGACGGAAAACCGATGTACTCCGGCACATCTGACGTATTGGACGATTTTGATTGTGGTTATACCATCGACATTGTGACCGATGCGCCGGACGGCACCAGGACGGTAAAGTTTGAAAATCTGAAGTCTCGGGGCGACGTGGTACGGGAAGCCAGCTACTCCTACAATTCAGACCCGAAAGTACCATGGACCGAAAAGTTCAACTCCGTTCAGGAAATCGGGGAAGATGCTTTGCGCCGAGCCGCTGAAAGAAAACGCCTGGACGAGCAGTACAAGAAAAACCTTGAGGTCATAGAGTTGATCCGGGAGTGTATCGCTGAAGGCATCGTTAGCAAGACGGAATTGGTGGCAGAGGTTCACAAGCGCGGTTGCCTTGAACACAGCATCCGGAAAATCAAGCACGTCCTGGAATTCCATTCTGGTGACGATCCAGAAAAAAACCAGTTCTGGAAAGAGGTCAAAGGACAGAAAAACGCAAAGCAAATTGAGTTGAATTTATGAAAAAAGTGCGGGGGGTGTTCAAACTGTAAAAACTGTAATTTTTAGAATCCGTCAATACTCGGGGTTGCTCCAATTGGCTCTGATTGGTCGGAATTGTCTAATGATTACAGAGTTTATACAATTTTTACAGTTTAGACAGTATTTACAGTATTTACAATAATTACAGTTTTACCCCCCCGCCCCTGTTTGAACACTAAAACGGCATTTTTGAGTGAAAAAGTGTTCAAACTCCGTAATCATTGAAGAAATTAAAATGTTCAATTATCCTGGAGTTTGAACACTAATGGCAGAAACAGCAACACGAACAGATTGACGGAGATTCATCATGCAAAAGGAATGTCAGTACATCCCGCCGGTCGTAATCCGGGAGTGGTTTTTGTGGTCGGGGTTCTCTGAATGGCATTACAAGAGGACCGGTCAGCACATGGACTTCATCGAGTTCTTGAAACTCCGAGTGGCCGAGTGGGAGCGAGACGAGAAAGGGAAGAAACCGTCGGCGCGGAAAAGCCGGTTTGGAAGGTGATCGGAGTGATAACGGATTCTCAATAAAAGGTGTCCGTCTCAGGTCAAAGTGTGTCATTATGACACACTCGGAGACGGGCATGTTCTGGAGAGGGTGCAGGCCGCAAATAAATCCTTCTTGTGGAGAGTGAGAAAATGTAGCTGACCGGGTTTACCGGGTTTACCGGGTTTATTTCCAGTCACTTAGTTTTTGAAGTTTTTATTTTCTCCTAAAATATATATAGGGGAAAAATAACCCGGCAAACCCGGCAAAGCCATCCCACTAGAATAACAGGAGAAAAAAAAATGGATACTCGACGCGAAAGACTGATGCTGGCCAACGAGCTTGTGACAGACGGCGATTGGATCGAAATCATGGCCAAGGCGGTGGAGCAGGCAAAGAGCGGATCACATGGGGCGCGACAGTGGGTAAGTGACATTTTGCTGAGTGACCCGGACCTCAAGCCTAGCTGGCTGGATACAGTCGATGACGTGCTGAATGGGAGGATGTTATGTCAGGTTGAGCATAAGAAAGGTGTCCGTCTCAGGTCAAAAGTGTTTCATTTTGAAACACCCCTGGGGGCGGGCATTTTATGGGATGGAGCGAGCCTCCATCGAACAGGCAAGGGTAACAGGTATTTACAATCGCATTTTGAAATTGTATACTGAAAAATATACCTGGGAAAGTTAAACTGTATCAAAAATCTAGGAAATAAATATGTCATTGCTCCCAAACAGATACAAGCCTGACAGGCTGGACGAGATACTGGAGGCCGTGAAGGCTGGGCGGCTGGATGGACGGACTCGACAGGCCAAGGCCGTGGAAGAGGTCAAGATCATCCTGGAAGAAGCGCCCGAGGCTGCAACCCTGGCCATGCTGAGGGCATCCATTGCAACCAATCATTTACTTGAGCGTGAAATCCTGGACTTTGTGGCCAAGAACACCGGCAAGCTGCTGGATCAGGATGGACGTCTCCCCCCGGCCATATCCGAAGACCTGCTCAAGATGCAGAACAATTCGTTGAAGTACCTCAAGGCTCTGGACCTGATTGAACGCCGGAGACGTGAAGAGGCTGACAGCAAAGCCAAGGACAAGGACAATCCCAAAGACGTATCAGACATTATCCTAGAGTGTAGTGAATAACAGCCTGAGCAGGCCTAGAATCAACCTTTCATGCTGCTGGCATATGTCACTATACCAAAGCGGTATAAAGTCGATTCTCTGGCCACGTAGGAGCTAAGTTTTGCAGATAACAGCAAACAAAGTGCGACAGTGGAGAAAAGGCGCGGACGGATTCCTGCAATGGGTGGCGGATGTTCAACCTCACATTCCCTCCCGTAAATGTACGTTCATCCCATTCACGCCTGAACCATTCCAGGTGGATGCTCTACGCGAAGCCCTGGCCATGGACGGTTCACGCTGGAAGTTCACAACCATTGCATTCTCATTCCCAAGGCGGCATTCCAAGACAACACTGGTGGCCCTGCTGGTGCTTTGGAGGTTCACCCTCTGGCCCAATGAAAACGTTGTGGTCATGAGCAACAGCGAGCGGCAAACACAGTCAGTAGGCTGGAAGCTGCTCAAGGACATTATCCGCAATACGGACTTTCTCAAGGAACAGATACCACTCAAGAACATCACCGGCTGGGAAATCCGCAATCCCAAGCTGGGCGGCATCATCCAGGCAGTGAGTAGCAACCTTGCTTCCCTCTATGGACAGAAAATTACATGCGCCTGGGTCTCTGAGATACATGCGGCACAGTCCGAAGAACCAATGCAGGTATTGGCGTCCAGTCTTGGCGATACAGAAAACAGCTGGTTGCTGATGGATAGCACAGTGGATGCTTTGGGCGGTCCTCTCCATCGCCTGGAGCAATTGCAGCAGTCTGGTGAAGACCCGACAGTTTACGTCAATCGTCTGGAATACGCGGACCTTGATCAGGCTCTTGAGTTCTCCCCTCCCTGGATTGACCGGCAATGGCTACGTTCACGTTCCAAGGCACTGCTCCCGGCCACGTTCAAGACCCAGCACTTGAACCAGCGCACTGCTGCGAGCAACAATCTATTCGCAATCGAGGACATTACCGCCTGCAAGGAGGTCATCCCCTGCCCTCTGCCTGTCGAGGATTTGGAGCGGATTACTGCTGGCCGGAAATATGTCACTGGTGGTGGTCTGGACCGGGCCTACTTTGGAAGCCTTCACGGTGACGCGACAATCTGGACCTCCATCGCAAAGGTGGCCGGCCTGGATGGGGCCGACGCGGATTACTACGTGCTGAATCAGAAAAACATCCTGGGCAGTTTGGGCCGGAGTATCAAAAAGGAAATTCAGCGCGACGTGCAGCACTACGGTCTCAGCAACGTGGTCCTTGAGTCCTTCAATTCTCAGGATTTGTACATCTGGGCGCTTGAGTCACAGATACCTGCTGAGGTTTGCAACGCCACTACCCAGGCACAGATTCCCTTGTTCATGCAGCTGCATCGAATTGTGAAGGAGGGCCGTCTCCATTTCTCTCATGGGCTGGAAGACTTGGCGCGGGAAATGTCAACATTCCTGTATGAGTTGCGCGGGGACAAGCCAAAGTTTGGTACGGACAAACACCGTGACGACAGGGTTTACTCACTGGCCTGGGCGGTTCACTCCCTCCGGGATAAGGAGCTGGCCATATATGAGATTGGAGACGTGGTTTGTGAGTCGAAATCATCCCATGCGCGGTTCTGTTATCTCAGGGAGGGGGATTTGATTCTCTCTTGTGCTGAGTCATGTCCTGCTCAGATACAGGTCAATCGGATGTTCCTGCAACATAAGAGCCTACGCATTGACTCCGAGTTGACGCGGCAAGAGTTCTTCAAGGCTATGGTGACGGTGGCCGGGGGGAAGGTCTATCAGGGGGTTTAGTTGTCTCGACGTCGAGACAATTCTCTTCACGCAAAGAGATTTACTCTACGTGGAGTAATTAGCGCGACGTCGCGCCATTTAACCGACGTCGGTTAAAGTTACTGCGTGGGCCGTGCCGAAGTGGTTGACCTTGTTGGATTTGGTTTGCTGCTTCCAGACGTTGTAGATTGGTGGGGTGAAATCGCGGGATTTTAGGAAATCTTCATCATCTGAATTTTTCCTAAAATCGTCTTGCCATTTTTCCAATTCTTCACTCTGTAAATTTTTGGAAAAATCATTCAACCAACCATCAACGGGTCATATTGACACACTCTCAAAGTTATGCTAGATTTAACATAACACCGGAGCAAAAAGGAATCCATCTATGATTGAGAGCCAAGCCGAAACCCTCGTCAAGTCCGCGTTTCAATCTGCAACACGCATGGCAAACACTGAGCGCAAGCGCAATGCGGCAAAGCGCCTGGATTTTTATCATGACTTCCAGACCGAGTATATCCGCGAGCAGCTGGCTGCACATTTCTCCAAGCCCGAGAAGTTGACCCCGTGTTTTGTGAACATCACGAAAAAGGTCATCAACAGGCTGGCCATGGTTTACGTCGAAGACTGCAAGCGCACGGTTGAGCATGGCAACCAGCGCGACGTGGATATTTTCGCGGAAATTGAGCGGTCATCCTGGCTTGGGGCCAAGTTCAAGCTGGCGAACAGATACAGCAAGCTGCTGGGTATGGTCCTGCTGCGTCCTGTATGGCGGCAAAACACCATAGACTTGGACGTGATGACACCTGACATATTGGACATCACAACGGGCGATTCTCCCGAGGATTTACGCTCCATCCTGGTGACGCATTACCCTGACAGTGGCCGGAATGATGAAACCACTTATTCCTTATGGACGGCTGACGAGTTCAAGCGCCTGGACTATCGCGGCAACGTCCTGGAAGCCCTCCCGAACATCTATGGGCAGATTCCATTTATCCCCTGCTGGTCGCGTGTTCCCACGGATTCCGTCTGGACGCCTGGTGGGGATGACCTTGTGGCGGTGCAAGAGGCCTTCAACGAAAAGCTGACGGATTTGCTCTACGTTCTGAGGATGCAAGGTTTCGGTGTCGGATTCACCAAGGGCATGAAATCTGAGATGGGCACGGTTGACCCTGGGACGTTTTTCAACCTTCCCGAGAACGGGGAGTTGGGATTTGCCAAGTCTGGTGCGCCCATCACTGAGACCATCGAGGCCTTGGATTACCTGCTCAAGCAAGTTGCAGTCACGAATGGCCTTTCTGCTGCGAGTCTTTCCACTGAGACCAGCGAAGAGTCCGGCATTGCCCGTATCGTCTCCAACCAGGAATTGGAAGAAATGCGCCGGGATGATTGCGAGCTGTTCCGTTCCTATGAGCGGCGGCTATTCCGACTCATTCGCGTGGTCTGGAATATCCATAACCCTGGCCGGAAAATCAGCGAGAAAGCCGAGTTGGTGGTTGACTTCCATGACCAGCGAGGTGTCATTGACCCGGCAAAACAGGCCGAGCAGTGGGACCGACTCCTAGCCATGGGCGTGCTCAGTCCGGTGGACATACTGATGGAGCGCAACCCGGACCTCTCCAGGGATGAAGCCAAGGCGCGGCTTGTTGAGATACAAGACGAGCTGCAAGAATTTGCCGGGGCGGTAATGTAGAAAATTTCTACATTTGAAAACGGAACTAAATTCCGATTTGAAAAACGACACAGTGTCGCATTTGAAAAATATCCATATCAATACATTTGAAAATCAACAATTTGTTGATTTCATCAATATCAACGCAAACCCAGCGATAAAGGGGAAAACATGACTGATGATACCAACGTGAACGGCCACGACAGCGCCGACGACAGCCAGACCCAGGCCACGGGGGGCGAACACATAATGGCGAAGCACAAAATCAAGAATTGCCCTTTATCCCAGCAACCACAAGGGTTACTGGCGTTTCAGGTAGGGGGCTACAATCCAGTTTTCAACGCAAAACCCAGCGAAAAGGGGAGCAGATAAAATGCAAGATGACACGAACGTGACCGGCCACGACAACGCCGACGACAGCCAGAACCAGGCCACGGGGGGCGAACCCGATACCAAACGCAACACGGAGCACATGATTCCAAAGTCTCGCTTTGACCAGGTAGTCAACCAGCGCAAGGAAGCGGAAAGCGCCCTGGAGACCCTGGCCAACGAGCTGATGGGAGAGATTCCCGAGGGCCTGCGCGACTTGGTCCCGGACCTGCCTGCTGCTGCTCGCATTAAATGGATGCGAACGGCCATGAAAAAAGGTCTGTTTGGTGGCAATGCTCCCGAAGGCCTGGACGTCAAGAGGCCGGGGGGGAAACCTCCCACAAACTTTGACGGCATGACCCCTGCCCAGATTATGGCCCAGGGATATGGCCAAAAATCCTAAAGAAGGACTTGAACCATGAGCATCACACTTTTGGAAGCCAGTAAATTGGTACAGAATCCCCTCAAGCGCGGGGTCATCGAGATTTTCCCGCGTGTTTCGCCGGTCCTGGAGCGCCTGCCTTTTTTCGGCGTGAACGGTCAGGCATACACCTACAACTCCGAGGAAACCCTCCCCGGCATCGCGTTCCGTGGCATCAATGAGAGCTACACGGAATCCACGGGAATTGTGAACCCGGTTACTGAACGCCTGTTTGTGCTGGGTGGTCTCAGTGCGGTGGACCGTGCCCTGGTGAAGACCCAAGGCAATGTGAACAATCTTCGCGCCACTTACGACGGCATGAAAGCCAAGTCCGTGGCCCTGGAGTTCACCAAGAAGTTTTTCAAGGGTGACAATTCCAGTGACGTGAATGAGTTCGACGGGCTGGAAACCCGGCTGACGGGTGATCAGGTCATTGACCAAGGCTCTACCTCTGGCGGTGACACCCTGTCTTTGGAAAAGCTGGATGAAATGCTTGACGCGGTACAGGGAAGCCCTGACGTCATGTTCATGAACAAGACCATTCGCCGGAAGGTCAACAGCCTGATGCGAGCAGCTGGGCACGCCACGGAAATGGTCTCCGATTCTTTCGGTCGCCAGATTCCCAGCTATGCGGGCATCCCGATTGCGGTCATCGAGGAAGACAAGGACGGGGCTGCTATCCTGGGATTTACCGAGGACAATCCCGGCGGTGGTACTGCTGCATCCACTTCCATTTACGCGGTGAAGTTTGGAGCGGCTGAGTACGTCTCCGGACTCCAGTCTGGGGATATGGACGTGGTTGACCTGGGCCTGAACCGGACCAAATACGAAACGCTTGTGGAGTGGATTTGTGGCATGGGCGTATTTCATCCCAAAGCTGCTTCCCGTCTGCGTGGCATCAAAAACGCCTAAAGGAGCATGAACCATGATTGATAACACTCTGATAATGAAAGACGCGGGTCTGGTTGCGTCCTCTGCTGCTGCTACCGTGGACAGTTCGGCACAAGTTGCCGACGTGGGCGAGGGGCTGGTTGACGCACTCCTGGTGGTGGACGTTTCCGCCATTGAGATTGCATCCGACGACGAGCTTTATTCCATCGCGGTGCAGGGGTCTGACGTTTCCGACTTCTCTACTGGCTCGCCGGTCATCGAAGAGCTGGCGGTCTTGAACCTGGGGGCTGCGGAAGTTCTGAGCGGCAGCCAGGACAGCGCCACGGGCCGGTACGTTCTGCCTTTCCGCAATGTGAAGGGGTCAACTGCCTTCCCGTATCTGCGCGTGTACACTACGGTGGCCGGAGAGGTGGCAACCGGCATCAATTTCACTGCCCACTTACAGGCAAAGCCATAAGCGCCAACTGGACAGCCTGAGCGCAAAGCTGACGCGGGGCAAACCTCGCCCCCAAAAAGGCCAGTCCCGGATTGACCCGGCATCCGTCAAACCCGAAAGGGGCCGGGAAAATTTCAAACAAGGATATTCGCCATGTCAGAAATCGGATATGTGACCCAGGATGAAGCCGACAGCTATTTTGCCAATAGACTTTATTCCGAGGCCTGGGACGATGCGAGCAATGCGGACCAGATAAAAGCCCTGCACACTGCCCACGTCCTGCTGGATGGATACATTTCCTGGAGGGGAACACCGACAGTCGAGGGTCAGGATAATGCGTGGCCCAGGTCTGGCGTGGACGGTATAGGATCCGACGTCATACCCAAGTCGGTCATCCTGGCACAGATGGAGCTTGCACTGTATCTGCTCAAGAAAGACGTGCTCAGTCCATCCGAAACGGACGGATTCCAGACCATCCAGGTGGATAAAATCAAGCTGGAGGTCAACCCGGCCACTGCTCCCGGGGTCATTCCTGACATCATCCTTGCAATCGTATCCGCCTACGGTCACTTGAAAGGGAGCGCCCTGCAATTCGAGGTGTCGAGATGAGCTTGCAATCTCTGGTGGCCCAGGCAACCAGTGCGGCATTCCGGGCCGTGGGTGACATGGGTGGAGTCCTTTATATTCGACGGGAAACCGAGGGAGTATTTGACCCATCCACGGGCATGACAACCCCGGGTGAAACGGTCAATTTCCCCTGCCTGGGCATCATCATGGACTACGAGCGCGAACGGGTGGACGGTACTGCTATCCTCGCCAGCGATAAGAAAGCCTTGATTGACGCGTCAAGCCTGGAGACCGTGCCCGTGGCCGGTGACAATCTGGTGACTCATGACGACATCCTCAGCGTGGTTCACGTCTACACTACCCAGCCGAATGAAACAGCCTTCATTTACAAGCTGCAAGTGCGCCGGAGCTGACGCGGTGGCGTGTTACTTTTGAAAAATAATGGTGACACGAAACGCATACGATTTTATCCGCGTATCCATCAAAACAGCCTTTCGTCTCAGCAATTGCAAGACACTTGCCAAAAAATGGCACAATTCATGCTTGTGCAAAGCGTGTTACCGATAGGAGTAAACCGGCGGTGTCCATCTTCGACGACAGCTTGAAATTCCATCATCGAATTGAGCAGCGTTCCAACCAGCTGGC